TTCAAGCGGCGGCGACAACGCAATTTACCCATTTTGGAACTTAAAGGAAGGCGAACAGTCAACTGTCCGTTTCTTACCTGATGGGGACGACACAAACACTTTCTTTTGGAAAGAACGTTTGATGATCAAACTACCTTTCGCAGGTTTAAAAGGCGAAACTGACTCAAGACCAGTACAAGTGCAAATCCCTTGCATGGAAATGTATGGTGAGTCATGTGCAATCTTAAACGAAGTTCGAGGTTGGTTTAAAGATCCTACTTTAGAAGATATGGGTCGTAAGTATTGGAAGAAACGTTCATACGTATTCCAAGGCTTTGTAACTGAAAACGGACTGTCTGAAGATGGTACTCCAGAAAATCCAATTAGACGTTTTATTATTGGTCCACAAATTTTCCAACTTATTAAAAGTGCGTTAATGGATCCAGATATGGAAGAACTGCCAACTGATTACACTTCAGGTGTAGACTTTAGAATCGTAAAAACTTCTAAAGGTGGTTATGCAGATTATTCTACAAGTAACTGGGCACGTAGAGAGCGTCCTTTAACTGAAGTTGAAACTGCGGCCGTTGAGAAGAATGGTCTATACAACTTGTCAGACTTTTTACCTAAGAAGCCTTCAGAGGTTGAAGTAAAAGTAATGCAAGAAATGTTCCAAGCATCTGTAGATGGTGAAGCATATGACGCAGAACGTTTTGGTCAATATTTCCGTCCAGCGGGAATGGCGGCGAGAACTGGTGATCCACAAAATAGAGCACCAGCAACTGCTCCAGCGGCAACAACTGCTCCGGCACCTGAGGCAACTCCGGCTCCAGTAGCAGAGGCGGCTCCAGCGGCAGTGGCACAAACTGCACCAGCGGCAGAACCTAAAGCAGACAATAGTGCGGAAGACATTCTTGCAATGATCCGTTCACGTCAAAACTAATATAGCAGTACAGTGTGTGGGGGCAACCCCACACATTATCTGAATAAGGAGATAATATGGCTAATAAAGCATTTGACGTTTCCAAGTTTCGTAAAAACTTGACTAAATCGATCACAGGCATGAGTAGTGGTTTTAACGATCCTACTGATTGGATTAGTACAGGAAACTATGCCTTAAATTATCTTATTAGTGGCGACTTCCACAAAGGTGTTCCATTAGGTAAGGTAACTGTATTTGCAGGAGAGTCAGGAGCAGGTAAGAGTTATATCTGTGCAGGTAACATTGTAAAGGCGGCACAAGATCAAGGTATCTTTGTTGTACTAATTGACAGTGAGAACGCACTTGATGAAACTTGGCTACAAGCACTTGATGTTGATACAAGCGAAAGCAAACTACTAAAACTTAATATGTCAATGATTGATGATGTTGCTAAAACAGTGTCAACGTTTATGGCAGATTACAAAGAAATGTCGGAAGAAGAACGTCCTAAAGTATTATTTGTAATTGATAGTTTAGGTATGTTGTTAACACCAACTGATGTTGACCAGTTTAACAAAGGTGATATGAAGGGTGACATGGGTAGAAAACCTAAGGCACTTACATCACTTGTAAGAAACACAGTTAACATGATTGGCTCACACAATGTAGGACTTGTATGTACTAACCATACGTATGCATCGCAAGATATGTTTGACCCTGATGATAAAATTAGTGGTGGACAAGGATTTATCTATGCGTCATCTATTGTAGTAGCAATGAAGAAATTGAAACTAAAAGAAGATGAAGCAGGTAATAAGATTAGCGAAGTACGTGGTATTAGAGCAGGTTGTAAAGTAATGAAGACACGTTACGCAAAACCGTTCGAAGGTGTACAAGTTAAAATTCCATATGAAACAGGAATGAATCCTTACAGTGGACTTGTTGATTTGTTTGAGAAAAAAGATATGCTTAAGAAAGACGGTAACAGACTTAAATTTGTATCCAAAGATGGAGAAGAAATTAAGGAATATCGTAAAGCATGGGAAGCCGGCGGACCTTTACTTGACAGAGTCATGAACGAGTTCAGTGAAGTTCAGTCAGAGGTAATTACTGATGTAGAGGAAGAGGCACCCGAAACAATCGAACCAGTCACAGAGGAGTAAGTTAAGTATGGATAGTTCACAAATCGTAGATACCTGGAATCTTTTTAAAGAACACACAGATAAAAAGCAAATAGAAACGTTAGCAGAAAGATTTGTTGACTTACTTGCAGATTATGGTGTGTCCGATGAAGCACTTAAAGAGAGTTTAGGTACAGATGATCATCTTGATGCGGCAATTAACTACTATCTTGATATTGATGAGGAATTAACTGCTGACGATGACGATTGGGATTAACTATGTGGTATAGCCAAATATCAAAAGATATTAGTAAAATACCTGAGGCGTTAGACTATTATAACGATCAGTTATTACAGGCTAAAAAAGAAATCCGTATATTCGGAAGTCTTGAGAAGGCCGCGGCAGAAATGCCCGGCCTTGTCGAACAACGTTTTAATCAGTTACAAGAACTTGAAGCAATATTAGAATATCTTAACATCGAATTACGTAGATTACGTAGTACGTTTTTTAAGAAGTATCTTGAAAATTATCAACGAGCATTGTCAAGTCGTGATGTAGAAAAGTATGTTGACGGTGAAGCAGATGTAGTTGATATGGAAAAGATCATTAATGAATTTGCACTAATGCGTAACAAATGGTTAGGTATTACTAAAGGCTTAGATCAGAAGCAATGGCAAATTACTAACATTGTTAAGTTACGTGTAGCAGGTATGGAAGACGCTACAATATGAAGCACTTAGATAACGGTTGGTGGGTACCTGATAACGAAATAAAAATTACAAGTCATGTTGCTGATAACGAAGATCAAAATAACCCAACATACGAAGAACGTGTTCGTAGCAAAATTTTAGAAAATATTAAAGAATTCAAAACATTTATTGATGTAGGTGCAAACATTGGTATATGGTCGTATCCATTTAAAGACAAATTTAAAAAAGTTATTAGTTACGAACCAAGTCCACGTAATTTAGAATGCTTGTATAAAAATATGCAAGGCGAAGGTGATATACGTGAATATGGTCTTGGTAACGAAAACACAGAAGCAGAATTTGTAGACAGTGATGATAACTGTGGTAATGCACACATTGTAAATAAAAAGAAAAAACATTCATATACTATTAGAGTAAAAAAATTAGATGACGAAAATTTAGAGTCATGTAGTTTAATAAAAATTGATGTGCAAGGCTATGAATGGCCTGTAATACAAGGCGCAATGAAAACAATAGAAAAGTTTAGACCGTGGGTAGTGTTTGAACCTAATCAAGATGTAAATGAAATGATTTCTTATTTCCATAATTTAAGATACCATCCTATCTTAGTAAAAAGTAAAACTTGTTACATCTTTGCTCCAGAGGAAACTATTGAAGAAGATATTGTAGGTCTTAATGCATATCAACAAAAAATTGATATCATTAGAGAACTATATCATGAGCATTAAGCACGAAGCAACTCACTGGCATAAAAAGAAGTTAGGTACTTGGCCTAACATAGATAATCCAAAAACATTCAACGAAAAAATTGCTTGGTTAAAAATTTACGATCAAGACAAAGATCAAATTACTTGTTGTGATAAATTAGCAGTCAAAGATTTTATTTCTAAAGACTTTGGCAATGATTTAATTATACCTAACACAACAACATACCCTATGGTTATTAAAGCAAACAACGGCTCAGGTGGTGTGCGTTTTGCTAATAACAAACAAGAAGAATTAGAAGCAGAAGAATTTTGTAAAGCAAAAGCATCTAAGCCTTACGGAAAAGGCAAAGGCGAATGGGCATATAGACTTATTACACCTGGCGTAGTTAAAGAAGTTAAATTAGAAGGCACAGGCGTTGACTATAAATTTAATTGTGTGCATGGCGAAGTAAAATGGGTAACTATGACTTGGGATAGACATGGTGGTAAAAAGAAAGAATCTATATTAGATCCTAATGGAAAAACTACACCATTGCATTTAGTACACACAATGAAACACGTAGAACAAGAACCATTTGATGGCTTAGAAAACTTTTTTGAAATGAAAAAGATAGCAGAAAAGATATCTGCAAGATGGAAATATATTAGAGTTGATTTATATTGGGAAGGACAGCCTAAATTAGGTGAACTTACTTTTTGGCCAGGAGGCGGTTGTTACAAAACTCCTGATAATTTAAAGTTTGGAGAAATGTTAGATATTAATTTAACAACTACCAAGGAACCAGTTTTAGCATGACCAGATACTTTGATGAAGAATGGCCAAAGGAAGAAGAAATATTGAAAATAGGTTTAGCACAATCTAAACTACACAAAAGGGAACGTATGATTAAAGTAGGATCAGTACAATGGTTGCAACAAATGGAAGAAAACTTTGGTGGCTATCATAACACTGTGCCACGTAACAAAGTAAGTCCACTTGCACCTAAAACAAAATTAAATCCTGCAGGTATGTCAGGAGGTGATCGTATGACCCGTCATGGATATGCAACTTACTATAGTAAACATTTAATGGACCGTACTAACATAAAAACTATTGTAGAATGTGGTATATTGAAAGGCACAGGATTAGCAATATGGAGTCAATTGTTTCCTAATGCAGATATTATTGGATTAGATATTGACATAAGTCATACACAAAATAATTTACAATTCTTAAAAGACAAAGGAGCATTTCAACATAAGGCACCTGAACTTTATGAGTACGATCAATTTGCAGATAACCAAGAAAAAATTAACGAAATTCTAAAAGGTAGAACAATAGACATTGCAATTGATGATGGACATCATAGTGATAGTAGTATTACAAATACATTAGATACACTTATGCCGCACTTGTCAAAACAGTTTGTATATTTTATTGAAGACAATAGAACTGTGCAACCTTTACTAACAGAGTATAAATGTAAATTGTTTAATTACAAAAAACTAACGGTATTAGAAAATGAATGATATATTAGTAATAACTGCCGCAAATAAAAAATTTAAGAATATGTGTGATGTATTAGTACGTTCACTTGTTGATCTAAGACAAAAATATCATGTGTATGATTTAGGTGAATTAGGATATGGCGAACCTTTTGTTGGTGAAGTATACGAAGACGCAGGCAGAAAAATTCCAAGTAAACCTTTTATGGTCAAAGATGCTCTCAGCAAAGTTAATGCAGGAGAGTATGTAGTTTGGATGGACGCTGATACAATCCTTTGGCAAAGTTTGCATGGTATTCAAGATAGAGGTAGTTATGATATCGGTGTAACTGTAAGAGGTGTAAAGTTTTTTAATGATCAACCTATTAATGCAGGTGTAATGTTCTTTAGAAAAACAGAATCAACATTAAAATTTGTAGACATATGGTGTCAACGTATGAATAAGATAGACGGTACAAAACAAGGAAGAAGTGATCAAAGAGAAATGAATTATTTTCTTAGAGGTAACTTGCCTACAAATTGGACCAACGAAATTGTAACAATACAAAACACACGATTTAAATTATTTGATTGTAAAATTTATAATAATTGGCGTTTTAAGAAACCACAACTACATGCAAAAATTACACATTATAAAAGTTCTTATAGACACAACTGGCCTAAGAGAACTATTGATCGTGGACCAAAACAAGAACCTCGTTTTACTGACCTTGTTTAAATACTTGTATGAAACAGCAACTTTTAGATCATATTGAAAAGAATTTTTCAAACACATACGAACTACAACAAAAGTATCGTAGTCACCCAAGTTATAGTTTATTAACTATTGACAACCTTGTTCCAAACGAACTTGTAAAAGCAATGGCTAAAGAGTTGGAAGAAGTTCCACTTGAAGACTGTAAGCATTTTACAAGAGCAGGTTCATGTATGTATGAATATAATAACGTTGATAAGACGCCTGTACAAGA